GGGAACCAGATCGACACCAAGATGAACCGTGTCATCTCCACCACCCATAACCGTATCTCTCTCAAGAAACGGGCTCGTTACATCTGTTGTAGGATCATAGCCATCGTAAGGTGGCACGAAAGTAAGAGCATAAAGTCCTGTTCCCAACAGTAAAAACAGGATCAGCAAAAAACGCCGCATGGCAAATCCTTTTCTGTTTTGATAAGACATAAAAAGTTATCTTATCATAAATTTGCCAAAAGGCAAGCCCCGCATGGCGATTCCGCGCCATGGTTGACGGTCGGGCCAACCGCACCATTTGTCTCCCAGAGTTATTTTTTGATAACTCTTCCTCGATGCCAACCACTTGGAATTTCTTCGTCATGGAATATTTTCTTATTGTTTAGTCCATCGGTAATCCAATGTGTACCGATTTGGTCATCATTGTTTATTGTGCGACCAAGTTTCCATCCGACTGGTACTTCATCAATATTTTTTATTTTTTTATTATTCACTCCGTCTGTGATCCATTTGGTAGAAAATTGAGAATTTTTAGTACCGGATTGATGTTTTATATTTTTGAATGTTGCTTTTCTCTTATGATTGGATTCAATAGATTGCATTTTCATTAGTCCAAGGTTGGAATAATATCTGCCAATATCTGACTCTCTAAATTTCTTAAATTCTGCTCTGGATTTATCTGAATGCCAGCCCAACTTGTTCTCGACGATCCATTTACCCAATGCTCTTGTACCACCGCGACCACCTTCGATTATATTATACACATCATCACGACTAATAAATTCTTCATTCACTATTTCTGCTTCACATAAAAACATTTCTTCTGAAGATGAAAAATACTGTATTATTTCCTTTTCGAAATTCTCTATTCCATATTTAAGGATTGCTTGTTTAAGCAATTTACCGCTACCAAAATAACCGTCATCTATGTTTTCTGTTCCATGAACTCCTATGTAAATATTGGAATTCACCTTGTTGGTAATCTTATACATATAATAAATCATATTATTATCTTGTTGATTTTTTATTATTATTACAGAATCGAACCCGACTCCCGTCTCGTCCAACGACCTCGGTGAGCGATCCGCCTCGAAGCGGCCTTATGAGCGTTGCAGGATTCGAACCTGCGACCAACAGATTAAGAGTCTGCTACTCTACCAACTGAGTTAAACGCCCGAATTTATTCTCGCAAAAACAGATTTGAAATATTTGATTATTCCATTGATCATCATGATGATCGCACGAACAATCGCAATCCCTACCATGACCACCAGTCCATACATCGGATTCGACCATGAGATTACATGGCTTTCATGCATGTCCATTGGCACTTTGAACAGCAATCCTATGACTGCATACCCGGCAATTTGACACAGGAACATCAAGATAGCCAGACCTATCATTACGGCAATGACTATCATGGCGGTCTTGAAAAATCCCTTGAAATGATTCTTTATATCTTCAAGGACAACTTGAAAAAAGTTCATTCCCCGTTCCTCATCATCGACCGCACGAGTCCGTTGATCTCACGGTTACCATTGAGGATTTCGTTCGACATGAAAGTCTGCAACGCCTCGAATGCCGGAAGCGAAAGGCACTTGTCGGTGTGCTCGCCAATAAGTCCTACCTCACGGTTGTTCTTCTTGGCGATGATCTCTTCCTGTGTCTTCTTCCTCGCGTCCTCGTTAATCATGCCCTGAATGAAAGTTCTCATATCAAGGTTCTGGACGATCTCAAGCTGGTCATTGACGGTCATGACCTCTTCATTCAGGATACAGCACTTGTACTTTCCGCTTTCGAAAATCTTTTGTGCCTTATAGACCGGCATATAGGCGTGAATAAGATGCAGGACAAACTTGTGTGACTTGGGGTCTTCATAGAGCTTCCTGATCTTATTGAGTGCGATCTCGGTCTTGTCGGACATCACTTGCTCCTTTCCCATTTTCCGCCATATTGTTCTCGCTCCCAAGTGCCGAGGTAATCGGTCTCGGAGAGGTTTTGTACAATAATACCCAGAACGGTTTTTGTTTCTCTGTGAAGTTTGTTCATATAGTCCGTTTGCTCGTCAGAGAACTCATCCCCATAATCCTCGTCCTGAACTTCTTTTTTTAGGCCAAGAATTTCACCCATATCACCATAAACATCCGAATTACCATAGGGTCTCTTGGGATCAACGGCAGGGGCTCCGAACTCGCAGTCCCATTCAGTAAAATACATTTCTGCAATGAGTTTCAAATGTTCAGGCAATACAGTAAATATTTCTTTTCCAAACATTTATATCTCCTCATAATCTTTAGCAAAACGAATTTTAGTTATATTATTATTTCTTGTATCTTCAAATCTCAATGTAAATGACTTATCAAAATCATTTATACCTATATAATAGCATTTATCATTATCTGGACAATAAACAGCAAAATAATCCAATTCGTTCTTATTGTACGGTTTATCATGGCTCCCATTTTTATCAGCCCATGAGGTTCTTGATGTAATGTCTATTCTACCATTTCGTATTTTTCGGTATTTAACCTGTATTCTAAGAAAAATTCCACCTTCTCTATAGGCGATTAAATCAAAAGGAAGATGCTCGGAATTCGATGTAAATACCTTATATCCTTTCAAAGACAAATCCAATAACACAGCTAATAAACCGATATCTCCTTTTTCTTTTGTATGATGCATAGTTACCTCATATATAACTATGCTTTTTATGACCCATAAGGGAATCGAACCCCTGTAAACCGGATTAGAAGTCCGGTGCATTATCCGCTATGCTAATGGGCCAAAACAATCGTTTTAGTCCTTCCCTGTTATTCCAAAGAAGAAGAATAAAAAATATGATAAACCCGCCGCCAGTGATAACTTGTCCAAGGACATTGGGCACCGTTCCACATGCCCAAAACAACAGCCCTTGGACGATCAACTGGAATACGCAAGTCTTGTCTCGTTCGAGCTTCTTTGCGGGATCGAGTTTTATCATATTTTTAATGCGAATCGAACCATGGCCAGACATGGAAACCGGCATCGGAATCGGTGGTCGGCTCCCTGCCTTCTTTAAGTCCAGCCGCTTCAGCTTTCGTCATAGCTTCACCGAGCTTTTCGAGGTATTCATCAAGGAGCTTGTGGGCAAACTCGATGTCTTCCTTCTTGCGAGGGTCAAAGCCTTCGAGCGATTCTGCGTTCTCATAGCTGATCTGTATATGGCCGTGCATTCAATTTCCTCCGAGTATTTTCAAGGCTTCTTCTCTTGAAACCTGCTTGCCATCGATGATGATGACGGGAATGGTAACAGGCGATTTTCCACCCGTGCTGTATTGTACGCTTGCAGGATCACCATCTTCCCGAATTCCAAGATAAAGGGTATGTCCATCCGGTGTGTCCACCGAATAAATGGTAATGTCCTTAAACTTGCCGACAAATTTCTGTGACCCAAACTGTCCATCGGCGGTCAGGGCGGGGCCACAGGAAACGAATAACATTGAAACCAGCAAAATTCCGAGCAATGTTTTTTTTCATCAATCACCCCTCCATATTCCATCAGGTCTCATTTGAGCAAAAGCAAGAAGCCCACAAAGTGCCCTTTTGGCATTGCCCTCTGTATCTTTCCAGTAATCTGGATCGACATCATCGCCGAGCTTGGAAATGGCTTCTTTCAGTAATGGAATTGATTCGGCACCAGTCATGCCATAAATCGTGCGGATACCGTTTTCACCCATGACACGATAATAGTGCTTACCATAGTTGTAGGTGATGTTGAGCGATGTTTCTGTAGTGCCGCCCATCGCATAAGTTCCACCGCGAATATCATGAATATGGTCAAGTTCAATGATTTTGTTCGTCACTGGATCGCACAAATCAATATCATAGCTCATATCATTCTCCGTTTTAGGCTGTGCCGGAATCGAACCGACGACCCACAGTTTAGGAAACTGTTGCTCTGTCCTACTGAGCTAACAGCCTATGATCCGGCTTCCATCCCTGTCCACCGGATACGGCAGGACTAATCCTTCTACCGCGTAGGTGCGATCAGGGGCACCATCCCTTCCGCCTCGTTGATATCGCTGTCGAGCCGGAATTAATCCAGCGGGCGGCTCCCTATTGCGTAGATTTTACCGCCGCTTTCTAATGCTACCTGTGCATAATCCCCCTTTCAAGGGCTATTTGCTACTCCATGAGCAGACATCCATCGAATGAGATCAAATGAAGTATACCACTGCCGGTCAACTTCCTGAACGGTATTGTTGAAGTCATATCTCTTGTCCCCAAGAGTATCATCGAACACGAAGGTCTGCCCCTTCTGGTCTTTCACGGTAGAATATCGAGATTGAGTTACCCAGATTTTATTGGTAATGATCTTTCCCGGATGTTTCTGCGATTCTGCCTCAATGGTGATAATGAAATCCGCACCATTGAAGTGCCGCTCAATATAGTATTCGGTATGATCGAACACACGGTCAGTATAGGATTCACGATCAGTATAGGGTGTGCGATTTCCATTTCCATCAGTATGATATTTGGTAACCGTTCTATATTTGGTAATATTGCGGTAGTGATCATCCTGATGCTGATCATACATGACACTATCAGCGGTTGCCTGTATGTCTACAATCTTTCCCTGTTTGAGCGGAGGCTCGTAGAGCAGAACAATCAGCACGATGATGGCAATGACGCCCAACACGCCAAGGGCAATGCCTATTGCAAGTCCCTTGTTTTCCTTGATCCAGTCTATGATGTTGTTCATTTCACCACCACCGTCCAGACCAGAAACAGGAACGATGCACCGAGAGCAACCAAATGCCCATAGTTCTTGAACCACACCTTCATTTCCCGCCTCCCATGAAAAATAAAGACAGCCGTGCGGATTTTCACCGCCGTTGCGCTCGGGCTACATCTCAACTTGGACGGTCATCCCAAGGACGGTTTGTAGATGTCCCACCGTAAACTGCCTGAGCTTCCGACGCAACCACGGAAACGAGTGGAGAGGTTCGCCCCTCTCGGCTGTCGTGATCCCTTAACGCGGTCAGCGGGCTTTTCAATTGACCTTCCCACATTCGGTGACGGTTCATAGGCCAAAAATAGTAGTAGTAGTTCATAGTTGGTGAACTGGTCCGGGGCGTGGCCCTGATTTCCAACCGTCACTTTGGATTTCAGGAGCACTAGAGAAGGGCCAGCAATAACGGATATGGGAGCCGAACCCATCCAAAGGCTTACCAAACCTTCGCTCTCTCCGGTGAGCTAATCCGTTGCAGTGAGTATATCAAGATTTTCCGAGTATTCAACAAGATAATGATATGGAAGTAGAAGTAGGACACCTTTATCGAAACGGGCCTCGCCCCGTAAGCGAATTTGTTCAAACATATCGGTTTATCGTAACTCATAATCTTCCGATTGAATTTTATGCTACAGGATACTTGTGGTGTGGAGTAAAAAATAAAATATGGAAATTTGGTACTTCAGGCAAAAACATGGAGTATTCTTATGAGGTTGATCCGTCGATCCTAAAGCCTGAGCAGAAACATAATCTTGTAAAAGCTATTTTTGGAACATGGGGGATTTGAACCCCCGGCCCTCGCGTTGCGGACGCGATGCTCTACCAGCCTGAGCTAATGCCCCTTATTGCAGTTTGATCTTGTTGAAAGGCGTATGTCCAATGTCGATGATGTGTTGCGCGATTTCCTTGCTTACCTTGAATCTGCCGCCTGTATAGCTCTGATCCGCGAGATACTGTTTCTTTTGCTCGTCGTTGAAGCACTCGTAGAGTTTGTCCTCGGGAACCCAGTAACCGTAATCGAAATCGTGATCAACGAAGACACGGACAACATTATGGCTGAACCGCTCGGGATTGTAGGAATGATTCTCTGTCACCAAAATTTCGTATTCCATATATGGTCCTTAATTTAGTCTTGTGATGAGCGTTTCTTTTTCCTTTCCGTTTCGATAAATGACATATCCTTCTCTTCCGCAACAACTCATCCATGTATCGTCCGGTGAGCTAAAAAACCAAACTTCATCTCCACTTTTTATTTTATTGAGAAATGGGTCGATATCTTTCTTCCTGTATCGCACAAGTATCTGCGGATCAAGTTCATATTTGTTAAACTCAGTTTCGATTGTTTTGATGATTTCTTCGGCAGTGACTTGTTTTTTCAGCCAACTCTTGTCCATCTTGTTTCCTTTGCGGGATCGTGGAATTGAACCACGGACCTACTGCTTATCAGACAGTCGCTCTAACCAACTGAGCTAACCCCGCATGATTTGGGACTGAGGGATTTGAACCCCCGACCTACGACCTTGCCGTCGCTCTACCTATCCGCGTTTTCCCGTTCTTGGTATGCATCCCGCCAACGGTACTGGGCGCGAAAAACTGAGCTAAATCCCAAGTGGAGAATATCGGAGTCGAACCGACGACCTGATGCTTGCAAAGCACCCGCTCTGACCAACTGAGCTAATTCCCCATGTATACGCGATGCCCGATTCGAACGGGCCGCCTTGACCTCCGCAGGGTCACGCTCTATCCAAATGAGCTAATCGCGTGTGCGATTTGTTAATAATCGCGTGTGCGATTTGATTTAATCTCGCATAGATTACTTTTTTTCGTTTTCCTGTGGCAGAGGAATGATCCTAATATGCAAAGGAGGCGGATTCTGCTCAAACCATTCTTTCTCGCTCATTTCAGTCTCCCACAAGCTGAGGATTATTGTTCCAGAACCTATTTGCCGCATCAGGGAACTGCTTTTCCCATTCAGGATCAACCGCCCCAAGCTCATAAACGGAACCGGAACTGGTAGTCACCGTTTTATTGACAGGATCAATTTTTTTGATGGAAGAAGTTACAAGCACTTTACCATCTTCATGCTTCGGATGTCCATAGACCGTTCCCTGAAGCCGGGATTTACGACATTCAGGAGCCATATATGGATCATAGTCTTCGACGACTGCCCAGTTCTCCATTCGCATATTGCCCCCAATAAAAGGAAGGGGCGGCTGGCGGGTTTAACGCCTTTCAGTATCCCAGTAGCCGATTCGGGTGGACTACCTGATACGCCGCTCCCACTTCCATATCCCCAGTGCTTAGGACAAAGGGGATATGAGCCGTGCCGGTCTCGAACCGGCGACCCACGCCTTAAAAGGGCGTTGCTCTACCAACTGAGCTAACGGCTCATGAGTGGCTGGACTATAGATGGCTACAGCCAGCCTTACGGTGCAACACAAGCGGAACCTACCGCCCATTCACCGCGCCGCTTTCTAACCCGCAAAAACGGCGGAAAACTACCCTCTCTATCGCTTCGGATGGACCATGCCAGCGCGTCCGCATTAAAGGCAGTACGCTAACTGTAAAGCCCGCGCATCGGTGATGCTCGCCGACAGGCTCAGTCGTATTTCCATCATACGACCTATGGGATTGACAGGTCTCGAACCTGCAACTTCGAGCTTCGAAGGCTCGCATTCTATCCAATTGAATTACAATCCCGAAGGCAGTGAGAGTATATCAGATATCCTTCATTTTTCAAGATAAATCTTTTCTTTCTTGGTAATGTACTTCTCTATGGCAGTTTGCACAAAGAACCATGCACTTTTTTACTTCTGAAAGTAACTTTTCTCTTCCATAGCTGGTAATCGCATTAGAAACATTAAAGTCTTTTTCTGTAGGATCAAGATGATGAAATTCAAGAACATACCATCTGTTGTCACCGCACTTTTCACATTTAAGAGATTGTTTGTATTCTTCAAACCATTCTTTTCTTTTTTTATCACTCCTTTTTGCTTTATCTAAATACTTTTGTTTATTATTCAAATAGTGATTATGTGAATAAAAATTGTGACAAGATTTACAAATGGATTGTAATTTATCTCCTCTTTTTGCAAATTCTTCCAATGGTTTTTCTATTTTGCATTTAGTGCAAATTTTAGTGTTCATGTTTTATCCTCTCAAATTATCTTATCTTGAGGATTAGAAACATGAACACTATTTCTAACTTTCCTTCCCTAATTCTGTCAAAGAATCCTTGTCCCGATCCTTCGGACTCTCGACAAGAGCATTTCCAACTCTTGGCAGGAGTATATCAGGAACTTCTATTTATTCAACCAATAAATCAGCAGAAATCCAGAAATCTATTTTGTAGAGCTTTACTGATTCTTCGTATATACGCTCCACCTTGTAGATACGATCTTTATTATTCTCAAGCCACTCCTGCATTTCCTTATTTACAACTCGTGTGTGCTGTGGATTTGGCTTGACTAAATCACCTTGTTTCCACATAAACACTCCTTGATGTGTGATGCAGGACTCGAACCTCGTCTGCCCGCCTGAGTTATTTTACGACGACCAAGGCACATTGGTGCGCACCCCTCCTTGGCCCACAGGCTCCATCACACTTGATTTAGTAAAATAATACTTCTTCCATTCATCTCCAACATAATCCCAATAGCTGATAAGTTCTTTAGGATCGATTTTATGATTTCCAGCCAGTCGATGACAGTTTGGGCAAAGATAAGAAAGATTGATATGATCATCTGACCCGCCTTCTTTTTTAGGTATAATATGATGAAGATCACAAACATCTTCATTCCAACCGCATCTTGAACATCCTAATCCCATCCTTCGAAAAATTTTTTCTGCTGTTCGTTTGCTCAAGTCAAGAATAGAACTGGCTTCTACTTTTCTGATATAGGAAGCGTGGCTTGCAAGTTGTTGCTTTTCTTGTCGTTCCGCTTGCGTTATTTTGCCATCTCCTCCTAACTTGATTGATACCTTTCTGTTTATTTCCTCCCTGTTCGCTTTCGTAGAAAATCCACGAGCACATTTCGATGAACAAAATCTACCTGAACCGTATAATCCATCATGATCCTTACCACAATTTTCACAAATCATATTTGAACCTCTGTGGTTATCTTGCACAGAAAGTTCGAATAATGATTATGAGGAGTGAGGGAATTGAACCCAACCGGCAACCACCGCACATAACAAAGCCAAGAGTTTTACAGACTCCCGTGCGGAACACTCCCCAGATAAATAAAAAGCCCTCCGGTTAGGGAGGGCTGTTGTTCACACAGTCTGCTGACCCTAACGATTGCTATACCACCCCTTGATGGCTTTGTATGCGGCGATAATTTTATAGCAATAACGCGCTCTGGTCATGATACTAAAATCTCCTATAAATCTATCTTACTCTATTTTCAGGAATAGTTCAATTCCCGCTCAACTTTTTTAGCTCGTCAGAGATGATTTTTGAAGCCATCTTAACGATCTCGTCCTTTTCGCTTCGATCTGGGAAAAAAGTGTCCTTCATCGAGGAAAGTACATTCGCCATTGCATTCAACTTCGCAACACTAAGCTCTTCCTTTTCCATTTGCTTCTCCTTTTGATTACACGGCCATCATCTTGGCTCGTTCTGTTCGCGGCATGCTCTTGTAAAGTCTCTTTACCCGCTTGAAGTAATTCTTGAACTGGTTCTTGTCAGCTTCTTCAAGTTTCGGGTATTTGTCTCGTACAATCTTCCGCAACCTCTTCGCCGTTTTTCCTCTCATATATCCTCCACATCATAAAGTATGCTTTTTTTTGCAAGCTCATTAGAGCTTATGCTTTTTTCAAAGCAATTTTATTTTTTCGCATTTCTCAATTCCATGTTGTCAATGTCTTCCTGCGTGATCCGTTGTCTCATGGGTATCTTTCGCTCAATAGAACTAAGAATCTCGGATGGTTCCTTTTTACGCTCGTATGTATTTGAGGTTGGAATGCTGTTGATGTTTAGCAGGATATTTCTGACTCGCATTGCTTCATCATGACTCTTGAAGCTGAAGGAGGTTTCGACTCCTTCGATAATGGTCAAAAAACTACAATAGCTCACGGGAGATACATAGGATACTCTTTTGGGCCGTATCCAATATTCGTTGTCTTCAGACAGAATAAGATGCCATGGGTCTTCTTTTTGTACTGGTGCCTTGTTGATGACCGTTACCTTTGATTCTTTTGCTTTCTGAAGTTCTTTTTTCAGATCAGCGATAGTACGGAGCATCTGGCTTCTTGAGGCAAGCCAATTCTTCATTTTTTCAAACATATTTCCTCCTTGTATATATTTAGAAAATAAGGTTATGTATTTCTTCTTGCGACAGCATGTCATCTACAGCGGTTATTTCAGAATTCATCATCATACACCTGTTCCAAAAGTCATTGGCTCTTTCATAGCTGTAGTTGTCTATTTCTATAAGGGATTTTATTACTTGAGATTTAAGAAGCACTGGCTTGTATTCACCAGAGTAGAGGTCGAATATGACCCCGATTGGACGCACCATTCTATTTCCTTGGAACTGAAAAAATAAACCTCACGACTTCTTTATCTTCCATTTCGACATCATAGATTTCTGCAAATGGTGAATAGATTGACTGCTGATCAGGTCCGTATTTCCGCGAATTGACGGGTTTTCTGCGAAAACCGACGCCGTATTCCATCCATTCTATGGATTGGATTTGTTCTTTTGTTTTTGATTTTTTGAAGACAAAGAAATTGAGGTTCCAGATATTAACTTCATTGACTTCGATCCAATCATGCAAAAAATCATTGAGAAATTTATATTGAGCCAATTTTATTCTCATTGGTAATTCTCCAACTCACCGTTTATTAAATCAATTTTTACATCAGTAGGGTCTCCATTCCTGCCTTCTGAAAAACTCAAAAAAACTGCTCTATCATCTATAGCAAATGAAGTATAAAATCTATCTGGTTCAGCTTTTGGATTTGTTATCGACCAGATGGGTCTATATGCTTCCCTGTCAACGCTTGGGTGTTCAAGAGAATGCCTGAGATTTACGAATTTTTCATCAAATATCGTATAAAGAATGATATGGAGCAATGGTTTGTATTTTATGTCATTTACATTCATGTTTCACCGTTTAATATGATGTCCTTGAATACCGACAAAAAGTAGGAATTGAGCGTTTCCGTCTGTCCGTTGTCCTCTTCTTCCATTATCTTGAAGGCTTCTTCAGGAGTTCGTCCCTTGTGATATGATCTGTCTGATGTCAAAGCATCATAGATGTCCGAAATCGTGGCAATGGAAACAATATCCGGTATTTGCCCCTTGGTAAGTCCATCAGGATATCCAGACCCATCAAGTTTTTCATGATGCGAGCGAATAATTGGCAGTGCATCTTTCAGCGTTTTCAGGTCTTTGCAAATATCATATCCAAGGAGTGGATGCGTTTTTATCTGCTCTCTTTCATCGTCAGTCAATTTTTCCTCTGACTTGAGGATATAATCGGGAGTTCCTATCTTGCCAATATCATGAAGCAGACATCCGACCCGAAGGGCTTCACGCTCCAAGGTATATTCATCGCCATATACCCGGTCATAAATCATGAGGCTATATTGAGCGACACGGGCATGGTGACCTTGTGTATAGGTATCTCGTTTTTCCACGGCGCGGGAAAGAGCTTCAATCATGTCCGATGCATTTTCGAGTCTTTCATACGCATCAAAGAGTTTTAGAAGATTATGGATGATGATCTTCAACTCTTTCCCATGAAACGGTTTTGGAAGGAATACATTTGCACCGACTTCAAGAGATTGTAGTCTTGTATCTTCACCCGCGCTGATCATAATGACAGGAACATGCGGCTTCTTGATCCTGACTTTTTTTATTAATTCTGTGCCGTATGTGTCTGTAAGGTAATAATCAACAATTAGAAGGCTGACATCGATTTTTTCAGTAATATCCAGTGCTTCAGCTACGGATTTGGCTGTAAGGACAAGTATTGTTTCCTCGTCCAGAAGATGGGATATAACATCGAGTATGTGCTGGTCATCGTCTACCGCCAAGATCGAATATTTTCGTTCCATTTTTTATATCCATATTTCCTTCTTTATTATCTTGTCGTCTTCGGATTTCCAGAAGCCATTATTGAAATGGAAAAAGCCATTATTTGATTGAACATAAATATCAAACTGCTCTTCGAGCAATTCAGCTTGCCGGGAATCGACAAATTCCTCGAATTGCTTTTTGCCCATCTTCCAGTAAAGCGGAATGCGAGTTGGGCAGAAAATGGACTTGTCAAAAAAATCATCTACGACATAAATGCTATCGACATTGTATTTATCAAACAGTGTCGTCTCAAACGATTCAAGAAAATCCTTGTTCCGTTCATATAGCTCTTGATGCCAATGACTTTCTTTTATGGCTTCATCAATGTTCCTGTAGTAATCCTTACATTTATCAAACTTCATTTTTTAATCCTTATTTGAAATCTTTCAGGTGAATTGGTATTGATATGCTTTTCATGAATGCGACGGCAATAAGGGCATAGAACTGTGAGAATAAAACATTTTTATAGAATCCTTTTACAAAATCCAAAGTGGGCTCAACATTTCCCTGAACAATAAAACTCATGTTCATATGGAGTGACCACACAATGAACCATACTGAAACCAAAAAATATGATATGATCTGAAACAGCACTTTTACTTCCGATCCGCTGATCTTTATCTTCGATACTCCGAACAGCACCAGATCAAGAGCTATACCAAACAAAACAGATACCAATATATTGGTCAAAAGCATGTCGCTCATTTTCATGTTGTAGGCAGTTGAAGTGTCAAATGCATTCTCAAGAGTACACATCACCATGAGTAGAATTATGATTATGTAAGGAAACAACTTTTTTTTGATCACAATATATCCTCCCCGAACAGTGCCTTTGCGGCGCGGTATGCCTTGCTGAATGACCGTATGATTCCGACATAGATATCCATATCTTCTTCTTTTTCAAATCCGATTTCTGCTCGCACATCCGGGTCAAGTGTTGCGTATGCAGACCTGAATGATTTTGACACGGCAAGATAATACGGGCTCATCATTCCATGGATGCAATATCTGATGCCTTCAGGGAACACCATTCCTTTGGGAACTCGGGTAAAAAGACTCTCAAGTTGTTCCGCGTCTGGCATGGTATTCACATTAAGCCTAAGAATCTTGCAGATTGTATTCCGCGTTCCCTTCAGACTTACAATGATCTTATCTTCATCATTTCCACCACTTGCATCCACTATTAACTTTTCAAGATATTGCAGATATGATCGCTCGCAATCAACGGAAAGTAACATTCGGGGGAATATTTTTTTTATCTCAGGTCTATAGTAAAAGGCTCCCCTGACAAAAATATCGTAATTGAATGACGACTGATTCTTGTACTTTTCCCATACATCGACAAATATCTGCCAGTTTTTGTGTTCACGGATAATGTCGGCTGGATATTTTCCATCTCGGTCATAATCCGGGCAGGTCTTCCGCTCGGCGGTTGTAAGCCACTTCATTGGCTTTGCCTTGCCATCACGGACCATTTTGTCATACTCCCGCTGAAATGCTTCATAAATATGGTATGCGTGTTTCTCATCCATGGAGAGGTCTTCCCAGATGAGCGGATTGTAATTGTCACCAACATATCCCATGAGAATACTCCTTTTGCATAATAAACTATGCTAAATCACGACAAGATAATCGCATGGTATCAAAGGCACAAAGAGAAGCAATCGTTCTTGTATTAGGTACAAACCCTATATACGGACATAGTGAAGTGGCGAAAACAGGGCGGTTATATTTCGACGATCCTGAGAAATTCACTTGAATACGATATCTACGGAGACACCAACCATCTTGGCAAACGGGACGCACTTGAATGGATATGCAAGAATTTCGGAAAGCCAAATACCTCAAACTGCTATCAGGCTATAGAATCCAATGGAAATCAAATAGATATCTCATATATGTGCTGTCCAGATTCTACTGATTCATTTATGAAAAAGACAAAATATTATGGATTGAACTGCGATGCGAGAATAGCAGTCAGGGCATCCATGGAGCAAAAATCCCTTGCCGTGTTTTCATTGATGAAAATTGCCGGATACCCCATCAGGATATACAAGCGGCTGAATACTGATCTGTCAGTAAAATATAATAGGGACACGGTAGCAAAATTGTTATCTACCTATGAAGCAAATAAAAATGAAGAGAATATTAAAGGCATGACCGCGTTTTATTTCAAGGAGGGATCGTCATATTACCTCTATACAGTATCTCCAAAATACTTCGGAGAGGTTTCTGGTATTGCCAACGATCTTGGGATTAAATACAAGGTGATTCAATGAGAATAGATATTTCATATTCCAGATCAGAAGGTCAGAAGTTTCTTGATGAAATGATCAATCGCTATAAAAAAGTTATTTCGCTTGGAACTCCCCTGTGGATTTATCGTAAAGAAGGGGTAATGCGATCTGCGGAATTCGCACTCGTTTCAGAATATACACAGACTAAAGAAGGCATTGAATCCGACCAATTTTTTATTTGTCGAAATGTAAACGGTTCAAATTGGTGGATAAACATTCCACATCATCAAATAACCCATACTTATCCGTCTCCAAATAAAAATTATGATTATTGGCTTAACCAATTAGGATGCGTATCAAATGAAATGCCTGAAGAATTCAAGCCGCTTGTCCATTCATTCATACGCCAATTGTTTGAATATGATTGGCAAGAAAGTTATGGATTGCCAGTATCTTCATAAAAAAAGCCAGCCTTGCGGCTGGCTTTTGATTTTCAGGACCGATCAGTCATCGTCATTGAGGGAAGCCATGAGGCTGGCCTCGAAATCATCTGCCTCAGCGGTCGGGGCGGGCTTGGCGGGAGCCTTGGGCTCGGATGCAGGAGCGGAAGGTGCGGCAGAAGCTACACCAGCGGCCTCGGCATCAGCGGGGTCCAAGAACGCCTTGCCACCGTCATACTCCGTGGAAAGGAATCGGACAAGGGTCTCCTTGAGTTCCTTGTAGGGAAGAATCTCAATTTCCTTGTCGAGATTCTTGTAGTCGCGGAGAACCTTCTCGATAGTTGCATCGCTCTCGAAGAGCTTCGAGGGATTCTTGCGGGGCTTCGAGTTGAGGTAGTAGGGGAAGCCAGAACCAGTCGGATCATCCTCCTTCACGAGAATGAAATCGTAACCGGAATCGCAATCGGTGAGATCACCGTACTCCTCGTCCCAGAAATAGTTCATGAGGGCTCCGTGGAGCTTCTTTCCTGCCATATAGACGAATACCTTCTCTGGTTCCTCGTTCACCTTCTCGCCTTCCTGACGGACGACGATGTTGTAGAGGTACTGCTCCTTCGGCTTGATCGAACGAGCGAGGGTCTGCGCGGCGGTCGGATTCTTGGTATCCTTCCAGAGCTTGTTGTACTTCTCGCAAATCGGGCAAGGCTGTCCCTCGGTACGAGGGCAGAAGTAGTAGTTCTCTCCGATCTTGTGCTGAAGCGCTCCCTTGAAGAAAACGCCATTCGGATCGGGATTCGGAAGAAATCGAATAAGATACTTGCCATTATCCTGTGGCTTCCAATACTTGAAGCCACCGGAATTCTTCTTGCTCATCGCCTCCTTCAGCTTGTCAAGGTTTGTCTTTCGTGCCAATGTCTCTGCCATGTTTTGTTCCTCCTAAAATGTTTTGAATGTCACTTGATGTGTTCATTCGCTTCACAATAAAGTATGCTTTTTTAAGGCTCAAATTCGTTTTATTCTTTCCAATTTCCATCGCTGATGAGCTTCCCGATAAGTGCATACACAGCTATGTCGGTCCAGTCCTTGTCCAGCGTTTCAAGCGGGAGCATGCCCGCAGGATTCATGTATGCGTTCTTGAGTTCGTTGTATGGATCACTCATCTTGACAATGACACCGAGAGGACCGAACTCATTGTAGTTCCCGAATCCCTTTTCAGTGTGCTTTTCATCAAACCTCTTGATTGCAAGAATTGCCTCTTTCAAAAACCGTGTGGTAAACTCGTTCTTGAACTCAAGTTGTTTTGCTACAATGTCCGCGATCTTGTCCAGTTTCTCATCCATTCAATGCTCCTTTTTGTTTGAGGTAATCTTCAACCTTCAACTTCAGAAAATGGTATAGCATGTCATCTGTGGTCATGCCCTTTACTTCTTCGGAAAATGTCTTGTTGTTGATTAGCTCTGATCCCATGTCCCAAGTGCTTGTCGCAATGACACCATCAACTATGAGTTGGTTTCCGAACATTCCCTTTTGGACATCAAAAGAATGTTCGGGAAAATCGGCTTGTAGCCGTATTACTGTCTTGTCCATAGTATCTCCTTTTATAAAATATGCTTTTTTATCCATTCTTTCAGAAGATAAATACATGGAAGAATCCAAAATAGGAAAAGTCATCTATTATGATCATCCCGACCTTGGGGTATGCTATTGCATTCCGATAAGACCTATAAGGGATTTCTATACAATTCTCTATTTCTCTTTTCGTAGTGGAAAGTTCTTTGAAATGAGGACATCACGGCTCACGAAATCTGAATACATAGTAAATATCAATAGTACATATCTGGAAGAGCTTGCGTTGAAAATGCAGAAATATTCCATCGTCTGGGTATTCACCAGCATGAAAAAGATATAAAATTAGGCTCTGTCATGCGAAAGTGTCGATAAAACTGAAATACTAATAAGATAACAATATGTATAGAAAGCTAATATATGACAAGAAACATGCACAGAAATATGCCATTGAAATGATATTCACTTCCGATAATAGAGATATGGTATGGTGGCAATGGGGACACTATATGTTTAAGCCAATCAATAAATGGGAACGATCTACAATAATCAGGTTTATGTATAATGATTTTTCTTTTTCCTATAGTGATGATGGTATTTATAAGATAAATTTATGCGACTAATACAGGCACAGCTTCTCTTTGACTTAACTGCTCCCTGATCGTCGTACTACAGAAATCGACAGCCGTCTTTGCCAGTTTATCCATTTTTTACAATAGGAAATCAACACTTTTGTATTTCAAAGCCAAATAGAAACTGGCTCCCGAAGGAGCCAGTTTTTACAAGTTCGAATATTTCCGTAAATTTTTGAACCCCTTGTCATTATGCTCAATGATGAAAAGGTAAATCTTTCCCGGCTCAAGATCATGTACTTTGTCATTATCCACAAAATCGTCATCGTCTGGATCGGTTCTCCATGGATAGAAGTATGATATTCCCCGCATGATTGCCGTATCATCGCGCAATGTGAATGACAGGAACTTGGTCTTTTTCTTTGAGATTCGATGCTCGACCTTTTCAAGACGGGCAATGACCTTGTGTTCTCCCTTTTCATCAAGCTCGTACAGGAAGCTAATATCGTTGCCCGTCTTGTTTATGTATCCCTTCCTACATTTATTGAACAGTCTCATTTCAGTCAGGGAAAACTTGCAAAGCTCATTTTCCTTCTTGATGATGAAATCCTGAGACTTGTCATCATTCGGAGCTTCATATTTTTTGTCCTGCCTGATATCGACAAAGAATGACTTGTGAATATCAAAGCGATCCTTTAGTTCATCATTCGCAAAATCATCAAAAGCACCGGACCAAATAAGCGATTCAGCCGCCCTTTTATTGAGATACTTCTTGCCGATCCTGTTGAGTGCTTCCCCCATGGTCTCAAAATATTTCGGCTTGATTGTCTTGTCCTCGCACTGGAACTTGTTTCTTGCCTCGATGATTTTATCGATGGTCGAAACCGAAACCCCCTTGATCGCACCGAGACCCCACATGATGCGGTTGTCAGTGGTTAGAGAAAAATCCCTCTGCGAAAGATTTATTGTCGGTCTGATAATCTTCATTCCATTGCGGGAAATTGAAGTAATATACTGTGCCATGACCGATTCTCCGCGTTTCTCCTTCTTGACATCAGTATTGTTGATGAGGGCAACGCTGAACTCGGCACGGTAGTAAGTCTTGAGCCAGTATTCCTGCATGGACACAACCGTATAGGAAACCGAATGCGATTTATTGAAACCGTAAGCCGCGAATGCCGCCATCAAATCCCAAAGCTCTTCCGCCGCTTTTGTCGATCCAAGATTCTGCTTCTCGGAAGCATGCTTGATGAACTTATCATGGTATTTACCAATGTTCTTTTCATACTCCGGGTTGGTCTTTGAGAACTTTCCATACTTGATGAGGAGCTTGCGGAGCTTGTTGGTCTCCGCTCGCGTATGCCCACCAATTCGCTCGGCGATCTGCATTATGTGCTCTTGATAGATGATGAGCCCGTATGAATCAATGAGAATGTCACGGATGCAAGCGGGAATATCTTCAGGAGTCCAGACATGTCCTTTTTCATCAGGCAAACCATGCTTCCTGTTCGCATACATGTCGGGAATGCCCATGGACAATGGACCCGGACGCATGAGGGCAGAAATATCGGCAAGCTCCATAAACTTGTCTGGATGAATCTTCTCAATAAGTTGTGATGCAAGGCTGGACTCAAACTGAAACACACCATAGGTATCGCCAGCATTGACGACATTATTATAGACCTTCGGATCATCGAGATTGAGCTTGTCAACATCAATGTCGATATTATGCCTTGTCTTGATCAAACGGACACAATCGTCAATGACCTCAAGGTTCTTGAGTCCGAGCACATCCATCTTTGCATAATTGAGTCCAGAAAGTTCACGACCATCCTCGCCGTCAATCCATCCTGTAACAATTGTTTTCTTTGAACGAATAAGCGGGATGTTCTCCGAAAGTATGTTGGAGGAAATGAGGACACCAGCCGCATGGGTTCCTACGGATTTCTGCGCTCCCTTGATGGATGAAATGTAAAATCTAAGCGGCATTCCCGGCTTGTCATATTCGTCGAGAAACTTCTTGAGGTTGGGATATTCGGCTTCAAGCTCTTCAAGCGACTTCGATTCATCCATGTCCTTTGGAAGTTCTGTCGTTACCGAAAACACCACCTGCGGATCAATGCCACAGACGCGGGATGCGTCGAGTATGGCAGAACGGGTTTTAAGGTTCCCGTAGGTTCCGATGGGACAAACCGATTTTGCCCCGTAGGTGTCAATCATGTGCTGAATTACATTGTCACGAAGTCGAGGCTGGATGTCTTGGTCAATATCCGGCAAGTCCTCGCGGGCAGGATCAAGAAATCGCTCGAACAGCAACTTGTATTTGAGCGGATCGACATAGGTGAGTCCGATGACATAATTGACGAGACCACCTGCGGCAGAACCTCGTCCGGGACCGACAGCAAGTCGGCCATAGTTGCTCTTGACCCACGAAACAATATCCTCGACAATGAGGAAGTAATCCACATATCCCTTTTCCAGAATTACCGAAAGCTCGTATTCGAGGCGGTCCTCATATTCTTTTTTGCCAGTAAGCCCATACTTGTCCATGCCTTCACGGCACTTCCTAAGCAATACTTCTTTCCCATTCTCGTGAAGCCGTGGAAGTTTTACTGAACGGTCAAGCTCCCAAGTCTCGATCTTGTCAACGATAGAGATGGTATTGTTGATCGCTTTCCAGAACATCTCCTCGGTGAAGATGTCGGACTTGCACCACTGCTCCCATGACTCATAAAGCTCGTCAACCGTCTTATAGTAAAACTCCTTGGACTTTATGGTCCAAATCTTGTTGGCTCCCGATTTTTGGTCATCATCGAGTTGCTTGAAGGTTTTTTCTTGATCCGAAAGCATTTGAAGTTGCTGGATTTGGGCTTCGGCTTTAGTGAGATAGTGACAGTCGTTTGTAATTACAATTGGTATATTCTTCTCGGTTGCCACCCTGATGAGTTCTTCGTTGATGAATCTCTGCGGTGCATAGTCAATGACCATAAGCTCGATGTAGTAGTCATCACCAAACAGGTTATGCCACCAATCAACGATTGCTCTTACTCGCTTATCGGCGGTCTCGATCTTCTCATTATCCGACTGCTGGATAATGTTTCTTGCATACGCCTCATACTCTTCCTTGTTGAATTTCTTGTCAAGCTGATGGGCATAGAAATACTTGAGATCAAGTTCATCAAGGGCTTCGTCTTCAGCCGCCCGCTCGTCATTTTTTGTATTGAAAAGCGTTGTCATCGACTTGAGCTTCGCGGCAATAAGCTGATCTATTTCCTGCTTTCGCTCATCTGACTTGAGATAGTATTTATCCGTAATGATGCGGTTCTGCTCGCCAGTTGCGCAACCGGACAGAACAATGATTCCATCCTTGTTTTCCTGTATGGTCTTGGGAGAGATAATGGGATTGCGATAGAACCGATTGACCCAAGAATCATTGTGGATTTTGATAAGGTTGAAAAATCCAGTTTCGTTCTTGGCGAACATGGTGACATGCCGGTTGTGCGAACGGAGCTTCTTCTTGAGTTGTTTGGCTTCAGGAGTATCAAGATCGAGTACCTTCTGAAGCTCCTCGGCATCTCGATTAAAGTAGGCTTCAATGCCAAGGATCGGCATCATGCCGTGCTCGCGAGCGCCCTCGTAAATCTTGTACCAATCGGAAATGTTGCCATGGTTGGAAGTGGCAATAGCCGGTTTCTTGTTGGCCACATGCCACTTGACCCGTGAAGCAGGAGAGCCGACTCCATCCTTGAGTGAAAGGGAATTATGGGTGTGAAGGTGGACAAACTTCCAGTTGAGCTTGATGCGATTGACAATCGGGCTAATGGTTGAAGTATCAGCCGCGAAGGATGGAACACAAGCGACATACGCTTCGTATTTGAGTTCAGTTCCCTTGATCTTGAGTGGAAGGACTACCTTCTGGATTCCATTGGAAAGGTCTACCGTGAAACTCTTTGAGACGATCTTCTGGGCATAGTCACCAACAAGGATGATAATTTCAGGATTGACCGCATAGATTTCCCTATGGAGAAAAGCCTTTGCATGTTCCTTGCCAGCAGGAGTTGGAAGCCTTTCGGATTTTTCCGATGTCGGGTATTTGAGTATGTAAGTAAGGTATGCTTCTGATCTGGAAATTCCGATATTGCCGCAGAAAGTTTCAAGTTCCTTTTGGGCATCCGGGCTGTCAAAATAGTGGTCAAGATCAAACTCAGACGGCTTGTCCCCAATGACCATAAAGGGAGAATTTGAACCTACAGGAAGGGGCCGCTTTCCGGGCTCAAGCGCATTTGCGGCATATTCGAGGCTGGTATTATTCTGGATATCGTCAAGAACAGATTTAAGAGTAACCTGATCCTTGAACCCAAGGGCCGTGATTTGAGATTCTTCCAAGAAGGGCATGCGGTGTTTCCTTTATTTGACGATAGTATATCAGAATTCAGCTCAAATTCAAATATGCAAATAAAGGGATTAATTCAAGGCAAGGCGGGATTTTTTCGATGGTTATGTATGTATGATGTTATTTGAAATCCACCCTTACATCATTATTGACATAGGTAAAAATGGCATAAATCATGTAATAGGGTATTTCCCATTCTCCAATTATTTTTATCTGTGATTTTTCGGACCAATTATTTGATATATATTCTTCCCGGCGACCATTTGGAGAAATTTCAAATGATCGTGGATGTCTACGAAAGTAAAGGTTCCAATGAACGGCAGGATAGCCATTATATTTTGTGTTCTTTATGATCTTAACGATGAATGGATAGCCGTCCTCATCAACGGCGAAATAAGTATTGCCTTGGGTAAGCCTCATATAGAGACCTCTGTGCCGCCACTGCCATTGTTATAATAAAATTTCCATCGGACATCTTCTCTCCAAACAGCAATCTTGGATAATCTTTTTTTGTTTAATGTAAACTGGGGATTTTCAATACCAAAACAAATATCACTAACACGAAATCCTGTGAGTATGATAATAACGGCCAACCTTCTCAAGTTTTGCCAAGTTTGTTCATAGTCCATGCAATTATCTTGTCATACAACAAGAAATATCTGGTTCTTTATTCTCTCAAGATGCGAAAAAGAATTATCCCGCTTATGGCATTCATCGACGATCATATCGGAGATAGCTTCAACAAAAGGCAATACCAAATCCATCATGAGTTCACCGCCAATGGTAAAATCCTCATCAAGAAATTCGTTGATGAGTATCCGTTCCTTGCCACGAGATGGCTTGATGTCCTTGTCCTTTGCAAAAACCCGGTGCGCCGTACCAAGAAGAATCTTGTAGTCCGACTGCTTGTTCGATTTTACGATCCGCTCGTATGACTGGGCGTATTTATATTTCGTTGCCTCAGACCTTGAAAGATCATCGAGAAGAATACCCCACTTCTCATTGAGTTCCTTGTATTTTTCAACACCCATTTTTTTCTCCCTTCTTTACTGGACATCCATGGCTCATTGAATAGGGGAGATGATTCATGTCTTCACGATTCAACCACAACTGCTTTCCGCATCGCTTGCATACAAAAAATGGATGGGTAAGTTGAACCAGCTTACCCTTTTCGTTTTTAGTCCAGAAATTCATAAGTCCGGTGTATTCGTGATCCAAATCGAATTCGTGCTTTCTCCACCTGCTTAAATCCATATTGTCTCCTATAGGTCTATTAACTTCCTGATACCTTCGCGAATTGAAACCTGCGGTTTCCATCCAAGTGATTTGATGTAGCTTGAATCGGCATGGATATCTCCGAGATGATCTTCTGTCTGAAGGAAAGTGCAATCAGGACAGATGTTGAGTTCTTCATTCATGAATCCAAAAAGATAATCAAACGAAACAGCCTCATTACCAATTTCGAATGTCTCTCCGAGCATAGGATAAAGGTTGTCGAATACAACACCCATAGCGTCCATGAGATCATCGATATAGAGATAATTCCGCACGGCATCAATATTAAGCGGGAAGGTTGTTGCTCCTCCCCGGATAGACGAGAATATCTTTGCAAGATGGGATTTTTCATCATATCGTCCGTAGACAATTGACGGGCGCAAGATGACAAACTTATCGGTAGTATGCTTGAGTATTTCTTCTCCCGAATGCTTGGTCGTCGAGAAAAGATTTACATTCTTGCCGATTACCGATAGATAAATGACAGGCACTCCGATTTTTTTTGCAATGGATGCAACCTGATAGGTTCCTTCTATATTGGTGTGAATGGCGAGGCTTGGATTCTTTATTGCGTCGTCATATTCTACTGAAGCAGTATGAATAATGACATCAGCCCCGGACTCATCAATCAGCCTCGAAAGAGTTGGATCAAAGATGTTGATTTCCCTGTGGGTACGATTCAGAATAGATGACCGCCAATAATCGTAATATGGCTCTTCAAGCCTATTTACGACATAATGGTTGTTGTGAGTATCGCACCAGTCCGACAGATTGCGGGCAATGAATCCTGCCTCGCCAGTCACCCAAAGTTTCATGGTTATACTCCTGTCGATCCCTGTTTCCCTTCACCACGATATTCCGTGGTTATCATATCTTCATATAGCTTATCTTCTGTGGTTTCTTCGGGAATCGCAGGAACAATCGGAACAATAATCAACTGAGCAATCTTTTCTCCGGGAATGAGGGTTTGGGTTTCCTTGCCGACATTATGAATGTCAATGAAAACCGTTCCTGAATAATAACTGTCACTGATATGTGCTCCAAGAAGAAGGTGACGCTTTGATGCGATTCCGCCCTTGTTTCCTTCAAGTACCATATAGCCCGGATCAATTTCAATCTTTATTCCAGAATCAATCACGATTGATTCACCAAAGGCAAGATCGAACGGCTGTCCATCGTGCCAGTCGGTTGGAATGCAAATATCCATTCCAGCATCGGTCGGATGTCCCCGCCTAAGCGGCTTTGCATTTGGATTTACCCGTGCATACCTAAATCGCATTATTCCTCCTATATTGCATATCCTGTTTTATTCCAGCATTCACAAGTGTTTTTTTCAGGCAATCGTATTCCATGTCTGGAATAGACGGCTTTAGGACAAAGAAGATATCCTTTGCCAGAAAATGCACACGAATTGCAGGTTTTATCCTCAAATAAATATGCTAAATAATCCACCTTCGCAAAACTATTTTCCACTTCCATACAGGCTATCCTTTAGATTACACGCGAACCAGCACCTCTCCTTGTATTCACAATTGATTAACGAAGATCGTTTCTCTTTCGTCTGGGAAATAATATCAGGAAGATTATTCACATCAAGCGATCCCAATACTTCACTCATGCGATAGCTCTGGCAGGTCCGTACCGTCGCATCCGACATGATCACCACATCATTGATCGGAGCCGTGCATTGATAGTCCTTGCGGTTGATCCATGAGAGAAGATAGGAAAGATTCTTTTCAGTCAGAAGTCCGAGCTTGTTGAGATTGTTGACATCCTCATACGAGATGCTTGTCCATGTAAACTCGTCTTGGCTGTAATAGGTTCCTTCCTGATAGAGCATGAAATACGGTTGCTTCATCTTGGGATAAGCATCCATCATCTTGCGCAATACTACGGCATCCGTGGCGAGCCACTTGATGTTGAATGGGCTGATCGTGTATGCAATGCGAACAACCGTGTCAGTGCTATTGAGATACTGAAGAGTCCGGGTTATTTCCGATGTAAGTGGCTTGTGCCCTTTTATTGAATCATTTATAAATCCATCCCAATTGAACGAAATATACGGAATCTTGCGGTCATAGGATATTATTGCATCGGCATTGTTTCCATGCGTCGTAAGGATATAGTTCTGCTTCTTGAATGAGTCAAGGATATACTTGAAATCATAATGAAAAGCTGGCTCACCGCGAAGTATGAACATATCCTCTTCGTTGACTATTCCACGGATATACCCAGACCGCAACTGTTTCAAGGAATCCTTGTCAAGTTGTGCGGCGTTGTATCGCATGAAATAGTCATTGCAATAAATATCAATCTTCATCAGAATTCCTTGACAAGAATCGTATTGGTCATTCGTTTTGTCGAATAATGCATCAGCCATTCATCATTGCCATCAACGAGAACATAGACCTGTATTGCATCTTCTGGATCAAGCATGTCTTCTGATACCCTGAACAGTCCGGGTGAGAACTTGTACTCCTCGTCAAACATCTCACCGATGAACCGTTCATTCAGTTCCTTGTTCGGTCCAAGAATATAAATATGCTTCTCGAAATCATCCATGCTTTTTCTCCTTCAAAATCTTCTGCAATGAACTGGCATCCTCGAACAATTCCCCGACAGATTTATCTCCATTGACCCTGAGAATGACTTCTCCAAGAAGCGGGCCAATATCAATCACACGAATCTTATCAGGAAGCGCTTCATGCGAAATGGAATTGGACACATACATGCGATCAATAACGGAATCATTGATCTTCTGGATTGCATTTCCAGACAACACCGCATGTGTTACACACACGAAAACCTTCTTGGCTCCTCGCTCCTTTGCCTGTTTCGCTACTTCAATAAGCGTTCCGGCTGTATCAACGATGTCATCAACGATAAGGACATTCTTGTCTTTTACATCACCGACAAATGCCAAAACCTTGGACACATTGTCCTGCGGTCGCGTCTTGTAGGTGAATCCAAGATCAATCTGGAAATAGTTGGCAAACTGCTTTGCCCGCTCGACTCCACCCGAATCGGGAGACAGAACAATGAAATCATTATCCTTTTCTTCTTCACGGATGAGTTGTGAAATATCTTTGATAAACGCGGGGAAAGATGAAATGTTGTCCACGATTATGTCATTGAATGCTCCAACCGATGCATGATTGTGGAGCGATACCGTAATGAGATTGTGGATGCCCGCCGCTTTGAAAAGTGATCCAACAAGCTGGATCGTGATGGGAGTCCGTGGTTCTGCCTTGCGATCCTGACGACTTCCATAAATATAGGGGACAACAGCCGTAATTCGTTTAGCCGACGCCATCTTGACTGTATGAGCCATGATAAGCAGTTCCATAAGCCACTTGTTTGGATCAGGCTGGCAACAAGTTTGAAGGATAAATACATCTTCTCCACGGATGGATTCCTTGATCTTTACCTTGATTTCCTTGTTGGCAAAATCAATGATCTCGGACTCAGAGAGCTTAAACCCGTCATAGTTCACAATCGATTCAGCAAGCGGCAGATTTGACCTGCCAGAAAAAAACTTGAGATTCGGCAAACGACTCGGCATGTTTCCCCCTTTGTTAAATTTGACTATCTCTGTTCTTCGTCATCGAACTCATCCAGATAGTCGTCCATCCCATCGAATTTAGATTTTCGCAATTCCCGAAGGATGTCCTTGTCATCAATCTGGGGATGCTCGTTATCCTCGCCATAGGTAATGGGTTTCGAGTCTGGATACTGTTCGCGATTCTTCATTTGAAAGCAACCTCCATTTTATTGAAGCATCATCTGATGCTTGATCTCACATTATTGATTTCGCTTCTCAGCTTTCGTTCGGTGGCAACAACATGCTTGTCGAGTGCCGCGATCTGATTCTGTAATGCATTGATAAAAGAATTTTGTTTATTAATCAGGTTCTCAAGGACAATTACCTTTTTTTCAAGGTCTTGTATTTTCTTTTCATTGCTTTCCATTTGTTTCCTCTATTTTACCTCCGCACCAAGGGCAGAAGAAGATTGATTCCTTGTATTTATGACCGCATTCCGTCAGGAAAATGCCGCAGTCAAATCCATTTGGTTGAATAAACGGCTTCCATGTCCATTTACATTTTAGCGGCGTCCGCTCATCCCAAAATGATTCCGCTTCTTTTTCCGTACCCGACCAAGCATCAAGAGAGTGACCCTGCTCGCATTCAACACGATAGCACTCTTCAGGATTGTCTCCAAAAGTCGTTGATATGATTCTTGCTGGTGATCCGCAGAATGGGCATGGCTTCATTTTGTCCTTTCCTTGTGCTTTATCTGAGCCGCGAGAACAGACGCCTGTTTGACGCAATCTGACATGTCAAGCATCTGGCAACTTCCTTGCCGACCGGCAAAATATATATTGGAATTGAATGGTGATATTTTATATCCAAGCGGAGGTATTGCCTCTTCCTCGCCATCAGTAAAATCTTTTACAATAATATTCTTTTCATGTTGTGGGAAAAACTTGCCAAATTGGGTGATGGAAATAAATGGAGTGTGGTTGGGAAATATAACGGTATCGGGCTTTGAAGCCGCGTACATTGCTGAATCAACATCAAATGAGAATTTGATGTAGGGAAGTCGCTCCTCGCGATCCATGAAATAATCAACTCGACCCGTGCAGATGACGGTTTCTCCCTCGGCAAAATCATATCGACTTACCTTGGAGTTGAGATGGACATTCACGCCGCGAGTAAGATACGCGAACACTTTATTGTAGCCTTCCTCTACTGGAAAATATGCTTTTTCCGGGAAGTAATTTACTTTATCTTCGATGGGGCGCAGAAATTTCTGAAACCATCCTATATCGTGAATCTGCGCCCCATCGAAGTTGAGCATTTTTTGGAAATACGATTTGTAAAATATCTCATAGATAGTCTTGCCATAGTAATTGGTCACGAGGTCTTCAAGATTGTCGGCGGTATTGCCACCGGCTTTTTGCAGGTCCAGACGGATCGCTTCTTTCCAGTGCCATGGCATGAGATCAAGGCTGTATTTGTCAAATGGAAAATTGTAGTAGCGAAGATCGAAAAGGGGATTGATGCCGACGAGGTATTCAACCGGCACAAACTCTACAGCCTTGTTAAGAATGTCCAGTATCCATGCCTCGTCGGTATAAAAAACATGCGATCCTTTCTGATAAGGAATACCCTCCATATTGTATTCGGTGGAACACAATCCTCCGAGCTTGTCCTTTGCCTCATAGAGATCGACCTTGAACTGGTCCTTGAGAAAATAGGCAAGAAAACACCCGGTAATTCCGCCTCCTACAATATGGATGGTCTTCATGAAGTCTATGCCTTCTTTTCCTCATCAGTCGAAATGTAAAGGTCTTTCTGCACCTTGCGGGAACAGAATACACAATGGTGAATCGCCGACCAGAAAACGAAAGTCACCTTGGTCGGATGGTATCGGCAGTCCTTGCCACGACACCACGAACCGGGATCAATCTTCACAGAAGCTCCTCCTTAATCCCAGTCATGTTCTTCTTGTTGAACTTGCGATAAGCATCCATGAAACCATCGGTGCTGAAGTTGTTGCCCTTGGCCATGGACACGGCGCTCTTTGCCTTGTCCTCGGGAAGACGGGTGAGATCGATGCCCTCGATGAAGTCAACGGTGTCCTCGACCACGAGAACCCTTCGCTCGCTCTTCTGTCCCCTCTTGTTCAGGTACTTGAAATTAACCTCTTTCATCACTTGCTCCTTTGAAGGCTCTCTGCCTTCTTCATCTTGTTCTCAACTATCTGAACGCACACCATGCGAACAAACTCGTCGTCCATCTTGAAGTATTCGTTTGCCTTCAACGAAAACAAACGATTTCTTCGGATGACCAGCTTCTCACGGCGCACGAATGTTTTTGCTTCCTTGATCTTGGCGACGGCGAAATTTCGGCTGTAGGTCTTGCCGTTGATCATTACCATCTCAGTATCATCGGAAGGATCGTAACACAAAAAATCGTGCTCTTCGTCTTCAAACATAAAAGCAGACATGACAGGTTCGGGATTGGAATAAAGAATGGCAGTAGGATCATCAGTGTCGGACGAACAGGAATTGTAGAGCTTGTCGAGTGAACAAATATCGGGCATGCGGCACTTTTTCTTGTTCATGTCCCTAAGCTCGTAAAGGCACCTTCTCAATATCACCTTGTAAAAGAATGAATAGGGTGCGCTTCCATGAGCGGGATCAAAACAATCAATTTTCCTGTAGGCATGCTCGACAGCGATTTGCTTTACATCGTCACGGTAGCTCGGATCAATCTTGAGCCGCCTGACACAGAAGTTTCCGATCTGATCAATCATGCCAATGAACTGCCTGAAGTATTTAGGATCGTCCCTATGCATGTACGCCAATGTCATTTCATTTTTATCAATGTTCATGTGTTTTCTCCTTATGTATGCATTACATGTTTATATGTATAACTACTTGCGGTAAGTCGTTGCTACATCATGTGTTGGATGTAAATAGTATATCAGAAATCGCTCAAATTTCTACTGGAATTAACCGTTCAAAACTTGGAAGTTGTTATTCTCATACGATTCAATGATATATTCCGGTGTGCCCATCTTCAGAAGTTCCTCGACCGTGATGCCGAGCTTCTGCGCGATCTCTCGTAGCTTCTTCGTCTGTTCTTCCGTAAGCATGTATACCTCCTTTTATGTACCTTGTTGCGTATGTATGAATCATTCATTTGTGCCGGTGGAATTTTCTGCCGTGATGAACCTGATCGCGACCGCAAGCTCTTCGGCGTCATAGGGAAGCTGAAGCATCTTGCCATCCTTCTTGATGGTGACCATGACCGTGTTCTGTCCCTCCTCGCGGACAAACGACATGCTCGCATTCTCGTCGCCAATCTCTACATCGCGCATAGGTTCTCCCTTCTCAATGATATCTGCAATTTTTGCATACGCTTCGATGGAATCCGTGACTTCCTGTCCGCGCATGGATGCGACGGCTACCGGAAGATACTCAAGCCGTGAGAAGGAAAGGTCTCCCTCAAAGACATCCTTCTCCAATGTTCCGATTGAATTTTCTCTCTTCATACTCGCTCCTTTATTCGCAAATACTTTTCTATTTCTTGAATGACGATATCCTTGGCGATGTTGTCCGCTTCAGAATTGGGCGACACGCCCTTGTACCGCGACCACTTCACGGGAGTCTCCTCGCCATCCACGGTGACTGCGAAGACATCAACTCCCGGATCATCAGATTTGATCTTGTTACAAGCGACTTTCCTGTCAGGGAAGTTCGGAAGCTCCAATACCATATCCGGTTCCTTCTCCGCGAGCGCCGTGATCTTGGACAATGAAAACTCAATAATGAAATAGTTGTCGCACTCGTTGCACTGCCAAAGCTCGCGGATGTGGTTGATGTCGGAAAGGTATTGAAGGTCATCCGGTCCCTGAACTCTCGATGCAGTGCCGAACTTGTCGCGGCAATGCGGGCACATGAAATCCATATTTTCTCCTTCTACTTTAACTATGCTTATTTTTTGGCAAGAAGGTATCCGGCCTTGAAGCACAGATACCGCTCAAAGGTCTTACCTATGTACTTACCATCGTATGATCTGAATATGTTCCAATTGGTCTCCGACTTGACAAACCGCTCAAACGCCTCAATGATCTCAACATCGTCTTCCTGCTCTGCTATCAAATCATCCTCCTAATCGGCATTCGGGGTCTTCTTGCCATAGGCACTTCTCCGCTCGGTCTTTCCATCCCACGGCTTCTCATACCACTTCCGCTCGTCGAACTGGTCATTGCGTGGTTGGGGATACGACTGCACCGATTTGAGCCATGTCTCAATCGGAATAAAAATTATTTCTTCGTCGTCGATGGCCTTGATCTTTCGAAACTTGATCTCGACGACCCGTTTTAGCTTTCCATTCCACAGAATCATCGCGCCGTAGCCGAGATCGGACATCTTCGTCGTATAGTAGTTGAAAACATCCGATATCAAATTCTTGATCCACAACGCGATAAATCCCGTTAGGAAGAGCGACAAGAATCCAACGAAAATGCTCACGCCATAGTTTGCAACGATCTCCTTGATGATTGATTCGAGTTCCATGATAACCCCTTTTCATTTTGAAATAATGGATTATCTTTATGCCGGTATAGATTCGATGGCATAAGCCGTTTTGGGGAAATGAGCCTGTAGTTTTCCGCTTAGATATTCCTTTACAAATACTGTCAATGTATGGTCTGAGTTCCTGACCCACTTATCAACCTCGTCAAGACACCATAGAATCTCGATGTATTTGGTAGCATCCTCCAAGTCTTTCAACTTCTTTATTTCGGAATAATCATCTTTTGGATAATATTTGGATTTGTTGTGGAACATCCATCTGGTTACAAAGGTTTTGATGAAGCTATATTCCTCTTTGGTAAAATCTGCATTTTTCGGAGTCACCTGCTTCTTGGTATCAAGCTCTGATTTCTTCCGAGACTTCTTGCGCGGTGTAGTAGTAATTTCTGTATTAACTCTCTCTTGTTGTAATCTATGTATATGTTCATCAGATGAACAGTTTTGAGATGAACTGTTCACTTTTTGTGGTTCTGATTCATTAGATGAACAGTTATCGGAATCTGAACTGGCGACTGTCTTGAGTACCCTGCGGGGGATCAAGTGGCTCGGAGTAAGATCAATGCTGAATGGCCTCTTGAAGCCATTGCCCTTGATGGTAATGAGTCCGCACTCTACAAGAAGCTCATTGCACTTTTTGATGTTCCCGACGCAAATGCCGGTGTTTTCGCTGATATACCTATATCCCGGACCAATATATGAGAACCCATTGAGGGATTGGTAGAATGAATAAAGGACAAATGCAGAAGGAGTGAGCTTGTCTTCCGATACAAGCTGGATTACATAGTTCTGGATCATGCAGAAGTCATTGTTCGGATTATGGACGGTAATGGATTCATTGTTTGACATGTTTACTCCTTGTTTGTTATCTCGTCCTTGTAATCCTCGAAATGTCTCTCGATATATTCAATGATTGCAAGATCAGCCAAGTGATACATCTTGACTCCTGTTTGATCGCTTATCTTCTTCACCAAGCTGTGAAGATCACGCCTGAGCGATATTTTCGTGTAATTAACATCCTGATCCATTTAGTCCTCCTCCTTTTCCGAACTTTCGACCGTAGCAATAATCTTGTCAGACTGAGCCGGGACTCCGAATTCCTTTTTCAGTTCATCTTCAGTAATCTTGTCTTTGAGTTGATTCTGAATAAAGTCTTCCTGATCCTGATCGTCTCCACTGTCATCAAAGTCAGGCTTCTCATCGGCTTTCGCTTTCTGGTTGGGAGACCCCTTCGATACCAATGTCATCTTCCCATAGTCGATATTGAAATCGAGGGTTCCGCCAGAGTTTCCGTTTCTGTTTTTGGCGACATAGAGCTTGATTTCACCAGCGGATTTGTCTTTCGGAGACTGGACAATTGAGAACAATCCATCAAGAATACGAACCTTTTCCATGGAGTCTGCAACCTGATTCATATCAACCTGTGGTTTAGTACCGCCACCATCTGCTACTGCATCTCGCCTTGCCTGAGTGGCAGTAAGTACGACGCAGTTGTGTTCAATTGCAAGTCCACGAAGTTCGCGGAAAATCCATCCTTGTTCTTCATAGGTATTGTTGGTCTTGTGCGCCGCTCGCATGATATCGCCATAGTCAACAATGATCATATCAGGGATGAATCCTTGATAGACTCGAAGTTGTTCAAGATGCGCCTCGATATCAAGAACGCTTGCCGCACCGGTTGGGAACTCCTTGATAAACAGCTTTTTGTTCTGGTTGTATAATCCGCAATGATAGACCTTATAAACTTCATCTTGACGCTTTGGAAGCTCGCTCAACTTGATATGCGTTGCAGGACCATCGTATCGAAGACCTACTCGTTCCTCTGACATTTCAAGAGAATAGTGGACAACATTAAATCCCAATCCAAGAGCCTTGATTCCGAAGTTCGGAAGGAAAATTGACTTTCCCATTCCGGGCGGTCCAAGGACGCAATAGATTTCCTTCCTGCACCATCCACCGCCGAGGATATCATTGAAGTTGTCGAAACCCGTACTGATTTTTTCACCGAGGGTTTGACCAAGCCTGATATATCGTCCGGTGACATCATAGAGGTCTGTTCCGAGATTTACATCAATGTTGAACTTGAGAGCTTCCTGAATCTTCTCATTGATCTCGGCGAACTTGTCTTCATTGAGGAGATCGTAAGATTCGAGTATGGCCTCCTTCATTTTTGCATGCTTTGTGAAGGTAACCACCGTGTCGGTGATAAAATTCCGATCTCCACGGGAAAGTTCGTCAAATGCGTCAATGTTCTCAAGTCCATCTACAATGGGAACAAACTTGTCTGGATTCTCATTGGATTTATTGAGATATCCTAAAAGAGATGTCTTTGATGGATATTCACTATATTGCTCAAAATATTTCTTGATGACCTGAAAGATGAATCCATAGAGAGAAGAGTTGAAGTGCTTTCTCTTCAGGCAGGAACACATCTTGGCGCAGAATCCCTTGTCATATTTCATGTAGAGCAAAATGTTGAACTCATGTTCCGCTATTTCAAGTTTTTCCAGTTCCAAGGTTATCTCCTACACAAATAACTATGCTCAAATTAAGGGCATTTTCTTTCTATTTTGTAAAAAAAGGTATCTATTATTCCTCATCGATATCATATACGCTTTTTCGCTTGACATCCGCTTCTGCGGCTTTAAGCTGGAACTCGTCATAAATCTTGATGTATTCCTCATCCACATAAGTGATGTGCGCGGCGTTGATATCCTTCTTGATTTCGCGTCCAGAATCCTCAAGCATCCGGGGCCAGTCATAGATTCCAAGATCGACTTCGTGATTTGACTGTTCCATGATTTTTCTCATGTTTTCGGCAATTGCCCCCTTGATCCGTTCTCGCTTGGCAACGGTCTCGTCATAATCAGGAACGAAAATGATTCTCCGTGGTTTCTTTCGCAGGATTTTCGTCACTTGAGGATCAGAAATCTTTGTATTGAGAAGTGCTGTGGTGCTGTAGTCAAAAAGTGTCATTGCATCAACTGGACCTTCACAAATATAAATATCATCTCCCTCATTCAAAAGATCATAGAAATAAACCACCTGAAGCCTTGGGGCTTTGATGTTCTGGTAACGGAGTTCAGAACCCCCATCAAAAATGGTGCGGCCCTGTAGATAGATGAGGTTCCCTTTTTCGTAGCTTGGTATGATCACGCGAGAATAAAAAAAATTTATTCCCGTTCCGTTGCAGAACGAGCACTGATCATCGTCATCGTCATAGCCATCGCCATGGCACTTCGGGCATCTCTTCGTATCGGAATATGAAAGTTGGTATTTCCGTATGTGTTTCTCTCCGATACCTCGGGATTTGAGATACGATAATGCCCGCTCTCCGATACCTGATCGTGGATCAAAAAATGATTTCATGTCGGGCAAATCCAATATCGCCGAACAATCGCTTGCCTCTATCCGTTTTTTTTCATGTTCGGATTTCTTGACCCTTCTGACTCCCTTTCCCATCTTGAGGGCAATTTCATCGAGCAACAGTCTTGCCTGAAAGACATCTATATCCTCGTGCTCGGCTACAAACCGGACAAGTGACATTCCGGTGTTGAGCTTGAAGTCGTTGACATAGTTTTCTTCAAGGTTAAATCCCATGCGGTGCTTGTCATCAGAAGTGAATTCCGAATTGATATTGATCCATTCGCCGGAAGGTGAGGTTGTGTAGTCTGTGGTGACATAATCTTCAATGTATTTTACGATGACTTCGGGAGGGAAAAAACAAAGGTATTCGTTAAAATACCTCTTTCTCGGAGGTTCATCGGCTTCGTCCATCCAGTTCCCAAACTTACTTATGCCTTCATTTATGCTCATGCACATATCCTCATCTGTGTTTAAGAGAATGCCACCATTAACTATGCGCTAAATATTTCTGAATTTATAATACGGGTCTTTTGCCATATTATCGTTATGGACCTTCTCTGCTTGAGCCGCATCAGCCTTCGCCGCCGCGCTCTCCGATGGAGTGGGGGTAATACTTGTTTTCTTGTATTTCTGGACTGAATGTCGAGTTCCATCTTTTCGCATAATGAAATCAATGCCTTGAGAGATGATCCTCTTCATAAGCGATTCACACTTGGGGCATTTAACCTCTGGTGTTTCATTGATTCCGTGAAAAACCTCTGTCTTTGTGTCGCATTTTTCACACCAGTAGTCATAAGTCGGCATTTTTCCCTCCGTAGTAAAGTATGCTAAATTTTGGCTTGGAATCAGGGCAAAAGCCAAATTGCCATCTTGTACAATAATGGGGCTTCGTATTTACATACGACATTATTTTCCTTTGACCAGCTTAAAAACTGTTTGAGTGACAGGAAAAAGTTGTGTAGATCAAATGTATTTATGTACTGAAGCACGGGTTCAAGTTTCCATGAATACTGTATTTGGTTGATCTTTCCTGAAACTGAAATACTTACGGGTAATATATCTGATCTGATTCGCAATAGCATGTAGTCTCCCTACATTAAACTATGCTCTTTTCAGGAAGTATTTGAATGTCTCATGCAGGGCGTCATAGAGTGAGTTACAGACTCCATCGGAACCGCCGCCATCGACAAAGGCTATTTCCCACCTCAAATCTTTTTTATTTTCTCCATACCAGTAAATATAACAAATAGGCATTTTCATAAATGGGCACGGAGAGAACATCACCTGCCGTTGCCATTCTTTTTTGCCATCTTTCTCGTTTCCTGTTTCTCGCGAAGAACCTGTATTTACAATAAGGTCTTGCTCGGCTTCTGGATCGCCAAGCGAACATAGAACCTTTGACATGTACTCATTCACTATGCCACTAAATGTGAGAATAATTGTACTACGCTTCATAGGAAATCTCGTTCATCAGATTTTTGAACTCTGAATATATCT